ATTCGCGCAGGTAAAGCCAAGGGCGGCGAGGTTCGCGGCTATCGCTATGGCACCCCCAAGGGTGGCGTGAAGAAGATGAAATCGTGTCGTGGGCGCAAAGCAACGGGCAACAAGGATTAAAGTCATGTCAAAAAAAACACGCACACTCTTAAATAAAGACGGTACTGTCCCTTCTCGCAGTTATAAAGAGATTGCAACAGACCCCAATGCAGGTTCACCCCTTACATCTGCAATTATTTACGCTGCAGAAAAAGCAGGCTTGACCGGCAAAACTCGTAAAGCAGCAAAATCTGCGGAGACTACCATCGAAGAAATCGACGGTCTGAAAATCATTGTTCGCAAAGATGACGACTAACCTGTGGCCCCACGCAAAAGAGTCCTAGTCCCCCCGAACCCAGAAGACTTAGGCAAGGTCGGAAGACCTAAGAAAAGACCCGGTGAATCCAAAACCACGCACAACATAAGTGACCGTGACCGGGCAAGGCGTTCCGTACAGATGAAGTTGCGAAACGCCAAGAAGCAGCAGCAACGTGAAGAAACCCGTGTCGCTCGCAAGCGTAAGAAGGTCAAGGACCTAACTGCCGCAGCCGCGAACATACAGGATGCCCTGAACGGCAACAAGACCCGCGTTGTAGATAAAGCTGATTTAGATGTATTACCCAAAGCCGTAACGGATTTAATTGATGACACGCCTGTTATATTCAAGCCTAACGAAGGGCCTCAAGAAGACTTTCTATCTGCCCCTGAACAAGATGTACTATATGGGGGGGCCGCTGGCGGAGGCAAGTCGTTTGCTCTACTTGCTGACCCCTTACGTTATTGTCACAATGCTAATCATCGTGGACTTCTTCTCCGCCGCACGTTAGACGAACTAACAGAACTCATCGACAAATCCAAACAGCTATACCCCAAGGCTTTTCCCGGAGCTATCTTCCGTGAGTCGAAGTCAACGTGGGTGTTCCCATCAGGGGCAACCATGTGGTTTACATATCTCGACAGAGATAAGGACGTTACCCGTTTTCAGGGACAGGCGTTTAACTGGATTGGCATAGATGAAATAACCCAGTACCCAACAAGCTACGTCTGGGACTACCTGCGTTCTCGTCTTCGTTCGACAGACCCTGAACTACAGACTAACCTAACTATGCGCTGCACAGCTAACCCCGGCGGTGTTGGCGGCTGGTGGGTCAAGAAAATGTACATTGATGCCTACGAACCCAACAAGGCGTTCGGGGCAAAGGACCTAGAGACGGGCCGTACTTTTGTGTGGCCTGAAAACCACCCTAAAGCGGGTCAGCCTCTGTTCTACCGCAAGTTTATCCCAGCGCGGCTGACTGACAACCCCTTCCTGATGGCAGATGGTCAATACGAGGCCATGCTTCGGTCACTCCCAGAAGTCGAGCGTAGACGGCTTCTCGAAGGGGATTGGGATGTTGCGGAGGGAGCCGCCTTCCCGGAATTTTCGAGGACACGACATGTGGTCGAACATTTTGACCTTCCCACGAACTGGCCCCGCATACGAGCCGCCGACTACGGCTACTCGTCGCCGTCGTGCGTTCTATGGGGTGCTATTGATTGGGATAACAATATTTGGGTTTATCGCGAATTATACGTAAAACACTTGACAGCAGAACAATTAGCTGATAAAATATTAGAATGTGAAGAGTTAGACCCTACACCACATTACACGGTCTTGGACTCTTCATGTTGGAACAAAACCGGATTCGGACCTTCTATCGCAGAAACTATGATGAGGTCCGGGGTTAGGTGGACTCCCTCAGACCGCAACCGTCTTCAAGGAAAAATGGAATTACACAGGCGGCTTGCTGACGACCCGTACTCCAAAGAACCCCGTATGCGGATTTTTTCCAGTTGTAAGCATATCATTGCACAGCTATCAGGCATTCCACTCTCCAAAACTAACAGCGAAGATGTAGACACGCGAGCAGAGGACCATGCCTATGATGCGTTGCGATATATGGTTATGACGCGAACATCTGGTTATCAATCAATACATAAAACGCTTCAGGGGATAAAGGACCAGACCTTCAAGCCCTATGATGCTACCTTTGGATACTAATGGCTGACCTCGACCCCAAAACCGCTACTCTTCGTGAAGTTGCTGAAGCCTACGCTGAGAAGTCTAAGCGGGGCAAGGCGTTTGTCACGTCATCCCTACAGTTCTTTAAAGACATTGCAGACGAACCCGGTTCTGCCTTACGGTTGTTCGAAAAGGATGCCGAAGGAAATACCCTTCTTTCAAAAACATTCAAGGGTACAGAAGACACATCAACAGTCAAGACCGCGATGCAAAACCTTCGCCAAGTTGGTCTCACCCTCAAAGGTTCTCTTGGTCCTGACACACCAGAATATAAGTTGCTGCCAGACAAGGCTCCGAACACAGACGTAAACAATCGTATCTTTGGACGTAGCGAACCTGCCAAGGCCGTATCAGAGGTTGCTATTAACCCTGATAAAGCCAAGATGAGCCAGTTGTTCGCGGGTGTTTCTAAATATCTTGACAACCCTAACACTAAAGCTATTGCACAAGCAATCATCTTTAACCTCAATACTGGCCTTCGTCCTAACGCTGCTGCTGGTCTTCAAGTAACTGCATATAAACCTGACAGTGGTGCCATCTATATTGAGGCAGAAACTAAAGGTGCCAAGGGTCGAGCCGTGAACATCCCCTTGAACCCAATTGCAGATAGTATCCTGCAGGAAAACCTAGCTGCTGGCAACAAAGAAAACTTTTTTATTAAGCCGAACGGTAAGGTCGTCACATCTAACGACATGACAGACCTGCTAAGAGATGTCAAGGTAAAAGACATTGCTTTCGATGCAAGCACAGGCAAATACTTTGATAGTTTGACACCCACAGGGTTCAAAGGAAAGAAGGGTTCGGCCCTGCTTCGCAACATTCATGCTACTGTAGGGCAGTCAATCGGCGTAGACCAAGACAGACTTGCTTATCTACAAGGTCGTAGCCTCAAATCAGCCGGTAAGAGCAGCACAGGCGAACTCACAACCTACCAACAAGCCTTTCCGGGTGCAGTCGGTGAAGTTGACCGCCAGAATGCCAACATGTTCGCAGAATTTTGGGGAACTGCCGCTAAAGACGCTGGTTTTGATATCCAATCCAAGATTCCAATGCCAGAGACACGCATCACAACCCAAACCGCAGGATACGAAGGCTACTTTGACCTTCCGGTTCGCGAAGAGGTTCCAGAAGTATCGAAGCCTACCAGCACATCCCCTGAACCAAAGACATTTGACGACTTGTCCGATACTACCAAAGGTTTTTTAGACCGTAATGGTATCGACTTCAATAATCTGATTAAAAACTTTGGCAAAGCAACAAAGAAGGTTGCAATTGGTGCCTTGGGTATCGAAACTGTTCGTCAAATTGTAGATGAACCAGCCGCTGTTGCTGCAGAAATAGGTTTAGAGACTGGCGCACGTGCTTTAGGTCTTGCCGCAGCCCCTGCAGCCGCTGTCCCAATGATGCTTGCCCCTAGCGAACTAGCTTCCGGCGAACTCCGCCCAGAAGACCAGCCCCTCGAACCCGCTGGCCCCTACGCTGGACAAGACTTCATCCCAGCCCCCGAAGTAGAGCAGGGAACACCACGAACAGATATGGCACGTATTGCCAGAGAAGATGCGGGATTTATCCCAGAACCTGACAGGGTTCCAGAAGCCGCCCCTGTTAGAGACGAAGGCTTTTTATCTAGATAAGGAGAGTACCATGGATAAGATGGGTGCCGCTTACATTATGAACTCTGATACCACATCAGTTGACGACCAAGGTGGTGCAGCCAAGCTGTATCGTGAAGGTCTTGAGTTCAACACAATGGCAAAGCAAGGCGTTCTGACTGAGGACATGCCGAAGAAGATGACTAAAACGGCAGTTGACCCCTCAGTTATGAAAATGGCTGAAGAACGCGACTATTAAAACCAGATGTCAGAAGATAACTTTCTCCAACCTGCGGATGATACGTCTGTTTCGGTTCACGCTCCAGAGGAGCAGATGCCGGGACTTGCTGCGTATGTAAAGTCACGGTTCGAAGATGCTGAGAACGGGCGATACGCCCACGAACAGCGTTGGCTCCAAGCCTATAAGAACTTTCGCGGTATTTACGATTCTACTACCCAGTATCGTGAATCCGAACGGTCGAAGGTATTTGTTCGCATTACCAAGACTAAGGTTCTTGCGGCGTTCGGTCAAATCATCGACATCCTGTTCGCAAACAAGAAGTTTCCCCTTGTTGTGGAAGCTACTCCCGTGCCGGAAGGTATCGCGGAGTTTGCTCACATGGAAACCCCCTTGGACCAGATGCAACCTCAAGACCCATATGGGTTCGAAGGCGATGGTCGCGAACTGGCTCCGGGTGCTTTGCAAGCAAAACCGGGCGGTGATTTTTTAGGTGGACTAAAGCAAAAGTATGAAGGCGTTCCCTTGGCAGAGGGTCCGGCACGTATGGGCGAACCTCAGATTAGCCCAGCCCAAGAAGCCGCTTTGCGTATGGAAAAAGTTATTCACGACCAGCTAACCGACACGAACGCAGTCAACGTTATGCGTAATTCTGTGTTTGAATCGGCCCTTTTGGGTACGGGTATCGTAAAAGGTCCGTTTAATTTCTATAAGCGTGTTCACAACTGGGAACGCGATGAGAACGGCGAACGTTTTTACAACCCCGAAGAAAAGACCGTTCCACGGATTGAAATGGTATCTGTGTGGGATTTCCACCCAGACCCATCTGCTACTAGCATCGAAGACTGCGAATATGTTATTCAACGTCACCGCATGAACCGCCAACAGCTTCGTGCGCTTATAAAGCGTCCTCACTTTATTTCTGAAGCTATTGAGGAGTGTCTTGCTAAAGGTCCTAATTATGAGGACAAGTATTATGAAGACACTATTCGGGAAGATGAAACCGAACCCTATTATCAGGGTAACCGTTACGAGGTCCTAGAGTATTGGGGTGTATTGGATTCCAAGATGGCCTACGAAGCCGGTCTTCCTGAAGCTGACGACATGTCAGAGTTCGACGAACTGCAGGTCAACGTTTGGGTTTGTGGAAACATGGTTATCCGATGCGTCCTAAACCCGTTCACACCAGCCCGCATTCCATTCCAAGTGTTTCCTTACGAAGTCAACCCGTATCAGCTTTGGGGTGTTGGCGTAGCAGAAAACATGGAAGATGCCCAGAAGTTGATGAACGGTCATGTTCGCATGGCAATTGACAACTTGGCTCTTGCCGGTAACTTGGTATTTGACGTGGATGAAGCCAGCTTGGTTCCCGGTCAAAACATGGACATCTTCCCCGGCAAAATCTTTCGTCGTCAATCTGGTGTTACTGGAACAGCCATCAACGGCTTGAAGTTTCCGAACACGGCGGGGGAAAACCTGCAGATGTACCAGATTAGTCGTCAGCTTGCTGATGAAGAGACAGGTATCCCATCCATCATGCACGGTCAGACAGGCGTATCTGGAACTGGTCGGACCGCTGCTGGCCTTTCTATGCTCATGGGTTCCGCTGGTCTGTCAATGAAGACCGTCATCAAGAACATTGATGATATGCTCTTGAAGCCTTTAGGCGAAGCTTACTTCCAGTGGAACATGCAGTTCAACGAAGAAGCTGAAGACATTAAAGGTGATTTGGAAATTAAACCTCGCGGTGTTGCAGCCGTGATGCAAAAAGAGGTTCGCACACAACGCCTCACATCCCTGTTGCAAACCGTTGCAAACCCGATGCTGGCACCGTTCATCAAGATACCAAACCTGATGCGGGAACTGGCTATTTCTCAAGATATCGACCCTGACAGCCTAGTAAACGATGCCAACCAAGCACAACTTTACGCACAGATGTTAAAAGGAATGATGGCAAATGTACAGCAAGGAGCAGGCGAAGCTGCTGGGGCCGCTGCTGGCCCAGCCGCAGATATGGCAGGGGCTGGAGGAGTATCTCCTTCTCCTGAAGGAACAGACGCACAGGGGTCTGGTAACGGCACAATCGGAGTCGGAACTGCGCCAACTGCAGGGGAAAGCGGCTTTACTGGAAATGCTCCTTCAGTTGAAGGTTAATCACGAAGCTATAGGTAAGAATACTTAAAAGGAACGAATATGGCTGCAAGAACACCACCACGTAATGTAGAGATTAAAGGGCAGGAGCATATGCTTGCCTACATTACGCCAGCGGAAGGTGAGTTGCTCAAAGCGCATGGCGGTTCAGGTGAACCGGGTCCTATGGGTATTCCTGCGTTTGCGGATACTGGTGGGCCTGCTGGCGGGTCCCCCGGTAGTGGCCCCGGCGACCCGGATGGCGGCGGGGACGCAGGCGAAGGTCCCGCTTATTTAATGGACGCAATTCGAAGACCCGGATATTACTGGCATATGAGTGAACGCGGAGAAGGCGGTTCGCAGGTTCAAGTTCGCATAGGTTCAAAACAAGATACCACCCAAGCCCGAAAATACGCAAGTATGGATAATCCCGGCTGGAATCAAGGTGTGGAAGCCTATATTAACAAACTAGCACCAAAACCCTACGATGTACGTTTAGCAGAACGTGAGGCAGGAACCACAGCCGGAACCGGAACCACAGCCGGAACCGGCTCTACACAATATGGCGTTTCTTCTTCTGGTATATCTTCAGAAACTGGGGCATTATCCTTCGATGTAGAAGGTATTCTAAATAGCTTTCAACAAGATGCACAGGCCGTAAAAGCTGCGTCAACAAGCAACTACGGTGAAACTGGTTTTGTTCCCCAGCAGGAAGCCTTAACAAAGCAAAGCTACACCAGCAAGTTTGTAGACTTTGGCAGTCAATATTACGGACTGAAGGGTCTGGGCGACTGGACATCCATTGGGGTTGACCCCGAACTTACTCCGCCAGTAGATGAGGAAACTACCGCGCCTAGTGATGACGACCGTGGAGACGGTGTTGATGAGGGCATGGACACCTTGGGTTCTTTAATAGGTGACCCAGATACGCCGGGTCTTGGTGCGGGTGTTTCCTTCGGCCTAGATGCTGTTGATTTTGATGTTGCCGGTATGACCTACGCAGAATCTCTTGCGTCCTTGGGCCTCACAGATTTAATTGGCAGTGTCGGGATGGATATTTTAGGACCGGCTCTTTCGGGTAACTTTGACGATATAAGTTTTAAAGATGCCTTTGGTTCTGTGCCTGACAATTTAAAAGATTCAGCAGCATCTGTAGCCAAGAAAGAAGCTTGGTCTGTCGATAATATTGCAAAAAAGGGCCTTGGTCTGGCGTTTAGTGCAATGCCGATGGGTTCTATGATAGGCGGCATATTAAACGGTCAAACAGTCAAGAACGCCTTTGGTCACAACAGTCTTCGCCCCTCTGGTATTTTGGGAATAGTTGCAGACGCAGTACACTACACTCAGTTTAATGATATGGCAGCAATGAAGGCCGCTAGTCAAGGAATCTCTTTTAGTTCTGACTTTACAGGGAACCTAAACGATTACGACACAGGCTTTGCTTTAGACTTCGGTATGGGCGGCATAACCCGCGCCCCCGGTTCGCGAACCTACACAGGAAATATGCGTGGTTTGAGCCACGGACAAGTAACAGCCCTAGAGGCAATTTCCAAGGGATACACATACGCTGGATATAACATGAACGACGGTACTGGCAAGGCCGTTGGAACCTCGATAGCTTCAACAGGCGGTCTGCAAATAGACCCATCAAACCCTTTTGCCGGATACATTTCAGCAAAGGGAAATCCTGTTAACGCTTTTGGTCAGGGTTCATACTATGCTACTATGGACCAAGTTAACGCTTTTGCAAGCACTTATAATGTATCCTCCGCAGCCGTTCAAACTGCCTTGAACAATGCACGAAACAAACAGGGTACTTTCCAAGAAAATATTACTGCGGAAATAGAAGCTAATCTTTCGAACATAACTCAGTCACAACTAGCCGGTACTTATACACCGGGTACGACAGCAGGATTTGTCGGAACACCAAAAGGTGGCGCACCGGGGGCTGGAACTTACCAGTCGGGTATTACAGGATACGCCGGGTCAGGGAATTACGGTAATGTAACCAGTGGTGGTGCTGCCTTTGGTCCGGGTACTCCGGGATACTCTCCGTCTTACGATGAGGATGATTTAGGCACCGCTCCAACAACACCATCTACTCCAAGCGCACCTTCGGCACCCGCTGATGACCCATACGCTAATGAATCGGAGTTTGGTGCTGGCGACTTTGGTGGTGGTGATAATGATGGAGGTATGGGTCACGGCGGCGGCGGTATGTCAGATAGAGGCGGTTTTGAAGGTTTTGAAGGTGACGCTCGCGGAGGTATGATTACCCACGGCAGACCTCAAAATAGGAACGCTTACGCTATGGGAACCCCGCCAGCAGGGGTACAAGCCTCACAGAGCGGTTTTATCGACCGCCCGCCATCACAGGTCTCTGAAGCCGGTAAAGTCGCTGACAACCGCCCTATGAAGGCTAAAGAGGGTACTTATATCCTAAATGCTGCTGCCGTCGAGTTCGCGGGAGAAAAAGACATCCGAAAGATGATTATGGATGCCCAGAAGGAAGCGGTTCGCAGGGGTCTGTCCACAGATGACTTCGAACGTCACTCAAACCTGATTGACATTGCGGTGTCGAGCGGCGAAGTAACTATCGCCCCACACCTAGTAAAGATTATTGGCGAAGACCGCCTAGAAAAGATTAATAAACGAGGCATTCGGAAAACCGAACAGCGCATTGCAGAAAATGGACAGCAGCCTGTCCAAGCAGCGCGAGGTGGTTTCCTAGCCTAAAGAATCCGCTGGCTACCCACGAGTTCGTGGCCCCAGCACAACCGGAGCGGCTACCCACAGCCATGTGGCCCCGCAAGTGAGGTAAATAAAATGGCAAAAGCAAGAGGCCACCGTGCCAACAAAGCAAACGACTCTTTTGGAACCGTCAACAATGAAAGTCTCTATCGTGGAAAGTACCGCGATGAAGTCTACAAGGACGAAGAAAATGAGGCGGGTGCAGAAGCCCAACAAGATGCTGACCCTGCAGAACAAGAAGCGGCTACTCAGCAAGATGGAACGGGCAGTAGTTTCGTGGAACAAAAGAAGGAAGCTTCAGACGACCACGACTACAAAAAACGGTATGATGACTTGAAGCGTCATTATGACGACAAGGTAAACGAGTTCAAAAGTGAAATCGAAAACCTTCGCCAGACAATGACAAATCATGCGGCGGAAATGCCACGAGGCGTAACTCCACCGCGAACAATGGAAGAACTGGAAGAGTTCAAGGAACGCTACCCAGATGTGTTCGAAGTTGTTCAAACAGTTTCAAGCATGCAAACCGAAACACAGGTTGCAAAACTTCGTGAAGAACTAGGTTCGATTAAGGAACGGGAACAAGCCCTAGAGAAGAAAAACGCCTACGAGCAGCTTCTCAGATTGCATCCAGACTTTAATGAAATCAAAACGGACCAACAGTTCCTTTCATGGCTAGAAGAGCAGCCAAGCTCTATTGCAGAAGGTATCTACAAAAACAGTACCGATGTGAAATGGGCGGCACGGGTCATAGACCTCTACAAAGCCGACACAGGCTTAACGACTACAAAGAAGAAAACCAAGTCTGCATCTGCTGCAGAAGCCGTAACAAAAACCCCTGCACGGGAAGTTAAGGCTGAAAGCACAGACGGTAAACGGGTTTGGAAAGCTTCGCAAATCGCCAAGATGAAACCGCACGAGTTCGAAAAGCTGGAAAGCGAATTGGACGCGGCACGGTCTGAAGGGCGAATCGACTTCAACTCTTAATACTTAAACCTCAAAATGGAAGGAAAAGCAAATGGCTTTTAATTCGGCATCAGGTTACAATAACCTGCCTTCCGGTAACTTTACACCGGAAATCTTTAGCCAAAAAGTCCTCAAGTTTTTTCGTCGCGCTTCGGTTGCTGAAGACATCACGAATACTGATTACGCTGGCGAAATTGAGAACTTTGGCGATACAGTACGTATCATTAAAGAACCAACAATCACAGTAAGTGCCTACTCACGTGGCTCTGTGGTTAACCCACAAGACTTGGCTGACGACCAGACAACTATGGTTGTTGACCAAGCAAACGCATTTGCGTTCAAAATTGATGACATCGAAGAGCGTCAGTCTCATGTTAACTTTGAGGCACTGGCTACTTCTTCAGGTGCATACTCTTTGAAGCGCAAGTACGACTTCAACGTTCTGCAAGCAATTGCTAACGGTGCTGGCCTTGCCGGTGCTGATGACGCATCACTTGCCGGTGGTTTGTTGAACACCAACACTGCTCTGGGTACTGCTGGTACACCAATTGCAGTTCACACTGCTCCAGACAACGCTGTCAACCTGATGCTAGAAATGGCAAAAGAACTTGACGAGCAGTCTGTTCCAGAAGAGAATCGTTGGTTCGTTGCTTCTCCTGCTTTCTACTCAAAGCTGTTCTCAGCCGGTGCAAAGTTTGCAGAAGTACAGGTAACCGGCGACGGCACCTCACCACTGCGGAACGGTCTTGTAATGCAAGGTCAGATTGCTGGCTTCAACTGCTACAAGTCAACTGCTCTGGTAGCAGGCGGCACAGATGCAATTAGCATCTCGGGTGTTACTGCTGCTGCAGGTGAAGCTGTTGTTTTGGCTGGTCACATGTCAGCCGTTGCAACTGCATCTCACATTGCAAAAACCGAAGTAGTTCGGTCAACTGAAACTTTCTCCGACATCGTTCGTGGTCTTCATGTGTTTGGACGTAAAGTCCTTCGCCCAGAAGCACTCGTTCGCGGTGTTGTAGACACTGTAGCATAGGGAGGCTGACACATGGCTACTTACACTGTGACTGGTGCCGTTGCTGGCATCCCTGTCGGGCATAAAGCCCAAGTGATTGAGGTTGTTCTTGACTTCTCAACTACTGCTCTTGCAACCGGCGAAGACATCGACGTTTTCGAAATCCCTGCAAACACTCTCGTGTTAAACGCAGGTATCGAAGTGTTGACTCTTGCTTCTACAGGTTCACCAACTCTTGACTTGGGTGATGGCACTGCTGCTGACACTTGGGTTACTGATGTAGCAGGTCACACTGCTGTTGGTTACGAGATTGGCTCAACTCCAATCATGTACTCTGCTGCCGATAACATCGACATGAAAGCAATCACTGCTGATTTCGATGGTAAGGTTCGCGTGTTCGCAACTGTAGTTCCAATGGGTGCGGCAGAAACTGCTGCAGCATTTGCCTAATTAACTGTCGGGGGGCAGGGCAACTTGCCCCCTTGACACCTTTTTTATTTTATGATATAAGCAAGCAACCTTGCCGGGGGTAAACCCACTATGCCACGTAAAAAAGAAACACCGATAAAGAAAACAACAACAGGCAAGGGCGCGAATTATCGTCCTACCAAGTCTGGTGCAGGAATGACTGCAAAAGGTGTAAAAGAGTATAGAAAAAAGAATCCCGGCAGTAAATTAAAGACTGCTGTTACTGGTAAAGTAAAACCCGGAAGCAAAGATGCCAAGCGTCGCAAGTCTTTTTGTGCAAGGTCTGCAGGACAAATGAAGAAGTTTCCTAAAGCAGCAAAAGACCCGAACAGTCGTTTGCGTCAAGCCCGTAAGAGGTGGAAATGTTAGCAGCCCTAATTGGACCAATCTCAAACCTAGCCGGAACATGGCTAGAAGGCAAGGTTGAAAAGACCAAAGCCGAAACTGGTGCGAAGGTAGCCAAAGCAAAAGCTGAAGCTGTCATCATGGAAAAGAAAGCTACCGGTGAAATCGACTGGGACTTGAAGATGGCAGATGCTTCTGCATCCTCGTGGAAAGACGAGTGGCTGACAATTTTGTTTTCTGTGCCATTGATTTTAGCCTTTTGTGGTGAGTGGGGTCGGCAGATTGTTACTGATGGCTTTACAGCTTTAGAAACTATGCCCGAATACTATCGTTATACTCTTGGTGTTATTGTAAGTGCAAGCTTCGGAACACGAGCAGCAACAAAGTTTTTTGGTAAGAAATGAAAACAATACTAAAACTACTAAGTAAATTATTGCCTAGTGTTGAAAGTGGTGACTTGTCAAAGCACCGTTTGTATACGACTAGATATGAAGATTTGTGTAAATGATTACGGTAGAGCAATTCCTTGCTTGGAAGATACTGCCTCGTTGCATGATGCTGGCAAGCACAGTTATGTCTTGGCGATGTGCTGAGTGGTTCATGGGATTAGATACTCCCACCGCTGCTCAGAGTGCTTTTGTATCTGTAGTTATGGGTGTAATGACGGGTGTATTTGGGATTTGGATGGGTCATGAACACAAAGGTGACAACAAGAGTTAAAAGTCCGTGTGTCGGTATATGCACATTAGATTCTGCAGGAAAGTATTGTACTGGCTGTGGTAGAACTATAGAGCAGATAATCAGTCGAGGTAAAACTAGATGAAATACAATACTTCACACTTCTTAGATAAACTCATTGAACACGAAGGTATGGTCCTGACTGTTTATGAAGATAGCTTGGGTATTGAAACTATCGGAATTGGTCGTAACCTCAAAGACCGGGGAATCACCAAAGAAGAACTAGAGTACATGGATATCCCCAGCATAGCGGTTATCTACGAGCATGGTATTACGGAAGCTGATGCTCGTTACCTTGCCCTGAACGACATCCGCATTGTTGAAAACGAATTGTGCCGGGTGCATGAATGTGTGGAAAACCTAGATTCGGTTCGCCAGTTAATCCTCATGGACATGGCCTTTAACATGGGTGTCCCTCGCCTGTGCAAGTTCGTGAAGATGTGGAATGGTATCCACGAGGGTCGGTTTGATATCGCCGGAATGGAGATGATGGATTCGCGGTGGGCAAAACAAGTAGGTTCGCGGGCCGTTAAACTTTCAGACGCTATGAAAGCAGGAGAATTTTAGTATGGCAAAGGGGAGAGAAGCATCCGCAAGCGCAGAGAAGCCTGCACGTGGAATACAAGCGGAAATTGACAACTTTCGTAGCAAGCCTAAGAACTATGATGATTATTTTGAAGGTATAATCATACCTGAACGCCCCTCTAAGAAAGCTATCGAAGAGTTAAAAAAGGGCAAACCTGTGGCGTTTACGTGATGCCCCTAACATCCAAAGGTAAAGAAGTTATGAAATCCATGAAACGAACCTACGGGGGTAAAAAGGGTGAGCAAGTTTTCTACGCAACCGCCAACGCCGGAAAACTTGAAGGCGTGGAGAAAGAACAAGAACTCAAGAAAGGTGGCAGGGTTAGAAAAGCTAGCAAATCGACGAAGTCTAAAACGAAGAGCAAAAGTAGAGTTAATGAGGCTGGCAACTATACTAAGCCCGAACTAAGAAAGCGTATCTTTAACAGAATAAAGGCTGGCAGCAAAGGTGGAAAACCCGGTCAGTGGTCTGCACGTAAAGCACAGATGTTAGCTGCAGCCTACAAAAAGGCTGGTGGCGGATACCGCGACTGATGGAAAAGCAAATCATTACGGGCTTGATGGCTATTATGATTGGCCTTGCCGGTTGGAACCTTAAAACAACTCACGACCTGAGTATCACTGTCAGCAACATGCAGGTTAGCCACGCAGACAAGGACGCTATTCAAGATATGAAGATGGCTATCCAGCGGCTAGAACTCCTGTTGTTACAGGACCAATGATTGAGTTCGTCCTTACTGTTTACATGGGTGCAACCTTAATAGACCAAACCCAACGGTTCGCGGACATCGACAAATGCCTGTACTTTGCAGAACGGCTGTCTAACCAGCGACCAGTTCCCGTAGGAGATAATAGACGACTTAAAATAACAGCGGTATGCAAACCAACCCCAAAATGAGGAAGCTATGGACCCTATTACCGCTCTTACGGTTGCAACCACAGCCTATAATACAATTAAAAAAGGCATACAGGTAGGCAAAGAAATCGAGTCGATGTCTGGTGATTTGGGTCGCTGGATGAACGCCATATCAGCCGTAAAGACCAGCCACAGCAAAGCAAAGGGTCGTAGGTTTGGTTCTGTTGAAGAAGAAGCCTTAGAAACGTTCGCAGCCAAGAAAAAGGCTGAACAGATGGAAAACGAACTTCGTAACTTTGTTATCGGTCAGCACGGCGTAAATGCGTGGCAAGAAATTATACGAATACAAGGCGAATTACGTAAGAAACAAAAACAAGCAGAAATTTTAGCAGCCCAGAAACGTGATGAGTTAATATATAATCTATGTATGCTAGGGCTGATTGTCCTTTTTATTTCTTTAGTTCTACCTATACTTTGGCTAATCATACAAAACGTTTGACACAGACAGGTTTATCTTCTATAATAAGTCAAGAGGAGAAAACATGCGTCAGCTTGCTATAGAAGCCCTTAGACATAAATACGAGGCACAGAAAAAGAATGCGGAATACACTTTTAAAAATTGTACAGCCGATTTGGAACGGCTCGATGCTGCTCTGGCAGAATGGGTTGGCGCAAATCAAAAGCTTGATGCACTTAGCGACATCGAAGATGATTACGATTTTACCGTCCACACAAGGCATGCAAGCCTGTATGGTTAGGTGCCTTGCATTGGGTTTGCTAAACACTGGCAAGCCCTTTACTCGTGTAGGCAACTGGTTTTGGAAGTTGCACCGCAAAGTTTTTGACTGGAATAAGTAATGGCACTTCGAGGACCTCAACGTAGCCTGAAGGCTTGGACTAACCAAAAGTGGAGAACCAAAAGTGGAAAGCCATCCACACAAGGACCTAAAGCAACCGGAGAACGTTATTTACCGGCAAAAGCAATCAAAGCGTTGTCGAAGGAAGAGTATGCGAAAACCACTGCTGCTAAAAGGAGAGCAACTAAGGCTGGTAAGCAAGTCTCCAAACAACCCAAGAAAATCGCTAAAAAAGTACGTCCTCATAGAAAAGTAACTTAAATGTCCATCACCTCGTATCCAAATGTAATGACGTTCAGCGGTGGTGTGGGTTCGTTTCCGTACTACCTACAGGTATCTCGTGGTTTAATTGCTGGACACAAACGTGTATTTAAGTTTGGCTTTAACGGGGATATAGACGCTGCTGTTGAAGATATTTGGGATGCGGGTGGCGTATATACCTATCAAGGTAGCGCACTTGCTATGACAGCTACAAGTGGTGGCGGTGCTACAGATAATGGTGTAGAAGTTACTATTCAAGGTTTAGATGCTAGTTACAATGAACTGTCTGAAACAGTAACATTGGCTGGTTCAGGTGCAGCAACAACCACTGGCACTTTTCTACGTACCTACCGTGCCTTTATATCTGGGTCACAAGAACCTACAGGCGATATTGATATTGCTAATGGTGGTACAACCTATGCAAAAATAGCTGATGGGGAACACCAAACACTCATGGCCCTGTGGACTGTACCTGCGGGTTACACTGCATATCTTTTGCAAACAGATATAACAGCCTTTACAGAACAGAATAATAAGTTTGGTGTAGTATGGGTGCAAACTAGAGAACTAAATGGGGTGTTTAGAACACAAGATAAATTTGCACTAGTAGCAGCCACACATCATCAACAGTATCAAGTACCCCTTCCCATCCCAGAGAAAACAGATATTCGTATTCGTGCAACGGGGTCTAGTAGTAACGCAGATATACAACTTTCCGCAGGTCTTGATATTATTTATATAGAGAACTAGAGATGCCAGAACGTAAAAGACGCACCCTTGCCCTCGAACTCACAACGGCAAATCAAGATGTGTATACAGTCCCTGCAAGATTTACCAGCGACGTAAACAGCATCTATATCAACAATGCCTCTAGTTCGTTAGTTACGTTTAGTTTGGATTGGTACGAGGCATCAACAACAACGTACCACACCCTTGCTGAAACAGTGGAACTTCCCGCGAACTCCCTGCTTCAAATCACCGACTACCCCTTGTTCCTGAATCCCGGCGACAAGGTTCGCGGATTAGCCAGCGCAAATAGCGCAGTAAATATCTCAATTTCTCTGGAAGAATATTTCGAGACATCACTTTAATAGGAGACACAAATCATGGCAATTACAACTGCGATGTGTAATAGCTTCAAGCAAGAGATTCTTGGCGGTGTCCATGATTTGGATACCGATTCCTTGAAGATTGCGCTTATCAAAGCAACCCCAACTGGCACTTATAATGCCAGCACAACCAACTATTCAGATGTAACCGGCAACAGTGACGAAGCCAGCGGAACCAACTACACAGCAGGCGGTCAGGTTCTAGACGGTGCAACTATCTCTCTAGACGGCTCCACCGCAATCGTCGACTTTACAGACGAAGTGTTCGCAGACGTTACTGTATCTGCAGATGGTTGTATCATCTATAACACAGCAGCTAGTAACGCAGCCATTGCTGTGATTGACTTCGGCGGCACTGTTAGTGCTACAGCCGGTGACTTAACTATTGAGTTCCCAGCAGCAGACGCGAGTAACGCTATCATTCGGATAGCCTAGTATGTCTTTCTACGACTCCGCAGATGCTATCTATGGAGTTGCCCGATACGGTGCAGCTTCCTACGGAGTCGTAAGCCCCAACGTCTCTTTAACAGGCGTTTCTGCAACAGGTTCGATACAAACCGTAGCAGTAACCGGATTTGAAATCGACATATCCGAAAAGGTTGGGGGCGTATCTGCTACCACTACTGCAGGTTCCGTAACTGTTAATGTAGTAGAGGTCTTGGGTTCCGTATCTGCTACGGGTTCTGTCGGTAGCGTTGCTATAAGCAACACAGTCGCCCTAACAGGTGTACAGGCTACAGGTTCTGTCAATGCTGTAGAAGAAAAGCCGACGGAAGTTCTAAACAGTATAGCCGCTACTGGCTCTATCGGAACACTAACCGTAAACTTGGTTGTTACGCCGACAGGTGTTCAGGCAACCGGTTCGGTAAATACGGTAGAAGAAAAACCGACAGAGGTTTTGAACAGTGTTAGTGCCACAGGTTCTGTAGGCACGGTTCAAGCTAACATAGATGAGAAGCCTAGCGGCGTATCTGCAACAGGCACTATCGGAACCCCACAACCCGTCGTTAGCTTCTCTGTATCTGTATCTGGTGTCGGTGCAGTAGCCACACTAGGAAACGCAGAGGCCCAGACTACTGAACCTCTGGGTGGTGTCAGCGCAACAGGCGCAGTTGGTACGCTAATCCTGTACACAACAGCAGGACTTTCAGGGGTTCAGGGGACGTTCTCCGTTGGGACTGGAACGTACTCAGGAGTGCAGTTTGATTACAACGCGGTTCGCGAACTCTATGATAGACGGCGTACCATCAATATTGATAGAGCAGCCTAATGCCGCTAACCAGTTACGAACGAACCGTACACGTTGTTCTCGACCCGCGAACAGTTTTGGTTGAGGACGCAATCAACGCCTTTGAGCGAACAATATCTGTAGTGTTGGAACCGCGAGTTGTCCACATCGAAAGCATCGGCAACAGCTACACCCGCACAGTTTACGTGGAGTAATTTATGTCATACAAATGGCCCTTTAAAGACCCCGGAGAGACGCTCGACTATAGCATGGACTGGTCGCGGTTTCTTGGTGCCGCAACTATCTCCACAGTCGTGTGGTCTGTAGAAACTGACGCATATTCCACTCGTACAGTTTTGGCTTCGGGTCAGGACCTGACTACCGCATCAGGCGGAGCCGTAACTGACAGCATCCAGAATGTTTCCCAAACCCAAACCAACACTGTTGCTACGATGACAGACAGCACAGGCAGCACGGCAATTCGTTCGGTTAACTTAAAAGTGAGGACACGGTAACTATGGCCTATGATTATCTCAGCTTAACTAACGATGTTGCCAAACGCCTGAATGAGACGCAGCTAACCTCTGCGAACTTTGCATCAGCCGCCGGGTTTTATAGCGCAATCAAAGAGGCAGTGAACTCCGCGATTCGCCACGTCAATCAGGCGCATTTTGGCTGGCCCTTTAATCACAACACATATGAACAAACCTTGACTGCAGGGGTTACTAGAAACACGGCCTTGGGTGTCGGACGTGCAGAACATCTGACCCAGTTATCCTATGACGAATACGTTGACCGCTTTATAGACCAAGAAGATGAGACAGTTATTGCCAACGGTGCAGCCCCTCAGTTTGTGTTTCGCACTCAGAATGGCGAGTGGGGCGTGGTTCCTATGCCAGATAAAGCCTATCAGGTAGACTTTGAATATTTTATGGACCCTGTTGACCTAATCCTAGATACGGACGTGCCAACTGTTCCAGAGCGGTTCCGCCACGTTATTATTGATGGTGCTATGTATTACGCCTACATGTTCCGCGACAACATTGAAATGGCTTCTGTATCACAACGTAAGTTTGACGAGGGAATTAAACAGATGAGAACCGTGACTGTCAACGAAAACGTCTACATGAGAGCATCATAGAGTATGCCGGACCGTTGGCAAACATACGCCATTGAATTTAAGGGTGGCCTCATCACGAACATGTCCCCGTTGCAGCATGGTATCAATGCTCCGGGGTCGGCTCGTATCCTTCGTAATTACGAACCGTCTATCGAAGGTGGCTATCGTTCGGTTCAGGGATATGACAAGTACGATTCGAACATCGTCCCCCCGTATGGTGCGCCACTGGTTCACGGCAATGGGCAGAGCGGTACAACCCTGATTGTTGGAAATATTTACACTGAGCCTGCTGATGGCGACGTGTTTTCTCTTGCTGGCGGGGCTGTAGACGGTGCAACACAAACAGGAACGAGCCTAGACGTAGATGGATTAGATGTTGCCCCCTCTGCAAACGACACGTTTACTATTGCTGGGGATACCACAGTCTATACAGTGAGTGCCGCAACCGCCCTTGTAGGTACGGCATCTACCCTGACCATCACTCCGGCAATCACAGTAGCACCTGCAGATAATGCAGTTCTGTCGTTCCGTTACACAATTGCATCTAGCGGTGTCTCTTTTAGTTCCGCGAACAAACGAGCTACCCTAACCCTAGACCAAACGATGGTTGTCAACCCCTCCGACCAAGATGCAGTAAGCTTTGTATCCGGCTCTGGGACCATTCAAGGGGTACACACCTTCGAAAGCGCAGTGATTGCAGCACGAGGTTCGGACCTGTTCAAATCGACGGGTTCCGGGTGGACAAAGATAAACACCCCCAATTACGGTACGGTATTGGTAGACGGTGGTTCGCAAACTGGCACTAGCTTGGTTGTAGATGGAATTGACGGAACACCACAGGTTGGTGATACGTTCACGATTGCAGGCGTAGACCTAATCTACACCTTGACAGCTACCCCGACAGTTACCAGCGGTTCTGCAACTTTTGCTATCAACCCTGCATTGAACAGCAGTCCTGCAAATAATGCAGCCCTAACGTTCCTTTCTGTAGACCGCACCGGCATGGACAAGCACCGGTTCGCGAACTTCAACTACAGCGGAACCGACTTTATGGTGGGAGTCGATGGAGCCAATGTACCGTTTGTGTATGACGGAACGTTCTTTACCGCCCTCGACGGTATTCCGACAGACGGCAACGGCGCAGGCCACGTAGCAAACTTTAAGAACCAGCTATTCTTTGCAAAAGGTTCGAACCTGCTGTTTACAGCCCCTTACACCTTCGACGATTTCTCCGCAGCGAGTGGTGCCGGAACAATAAATGTCGGAAGTGCAATTACGGGCTTGATTATTTTCAGAGAACAGCTTATAATATTTAGTGAGAGGTCTATCAAGCGACTAGTAGGTAATACAATTGGAGACTTTCAGCTTCAGCCTATTACTCTGGATACCGGCTGTACCGAAACCGACACAATTCAGGAGATTGGTGGGGACGTACTTTACTTGGGACCGGACGGAATACGAAGCCTATCTGCAACCGACAGGGTGGGAGACTTCAACCTAGCTGTTGCATCGAAGATAATTCAGGATGATGTAACTGACTTTGTGAACCGCCACACATCTTTTAGCAGTGTGGTAATCAGACCGAAGAGTCAGTACAGGCTGTTAGGATTTAACACAAACTACTCTGCAGATGCTTCACGAGGAATTATTGGTTCGCAGGTAGAGCAGGGACTTAACTGGGCAGAGTTACGGGGATTCAAGGCGTATGTTGCCAGCAGCAATCTCTACGAAGGAATTGAAACCATCGTGTTTGCGAACACAGATGGCTACGTTTACCAGATGGAGTCGGGAAACAGTTTGGATGGCAACGATATTTATGCAACATTTGCCACACCTTACATCCCAATCAACGACCCTCGTATTCGCAAGACCATCTACAAGATGTTTTTGTACACAGACCCCGACGGAAGCTTTTTTAATGAAGTAAACCTGCTGTTTGATTTTAATGAGTTGGGAATTATTCAGCCTACTCCGGTCGTGTTCGACAACACTTCAGGAGCAACTGCTCCGTCATTTTATGGAACCGCTATTTATGGAACAGATAGTTACGGCGGTACAATCCAACGCTTATTTGAGAGTCAGATGGTAGGCTCTGGGTATGTTGTTTCGCTTCAGTTCCGCGCGAACTCAACAAACCCACCACACTCTTTAGACGCAGCTACGCTCGAATACGGCACTTACGGGCGGCGATAACGGAAGGAAACGACTATGGGTACAGGTTACACAAGGAACGACACCCCAAACAATATTGCAGATGGCAACGTCATCAACGCTTCGGACCTCGACGGAGAGTTCGATGCGGTAGAATCTGCGTTTAATGAATCAACAGGCCATACCCACGACGGCACGGCAGCAGAAGGTGCGCCTATTACCGTTTTGGGTCCGGTTCAAGATTTCATTGCAAGTGCCACAGAAATCAAGCCGAAGACCACGAACACGTTGGATATCGGAACCGTTTCCCTGCAGTTCAAGAATATGTATCTTGAGGGGACTGCCTATATTGACGGTTTGGGCGAAGATATCTTGGTTGCAACCGACAAGAAAGTGCAGTTCCGTGATACAGCCCTGTTTATTAACTCTAGCGTAGATGGTCAACTCGATATTGACGCAGACGTTGAACTGGAACTTGTAGCCCCCACAGTTGACATTGATGCCTCTACTGCCGTAACCATTGACACTGCTACACTCACAATCACAGGCTCTGCTAATGTAACAGGCGACCTAGACGTTGACAACATCAACATCAACGGCAACACCATCTCAAGCACCGACACTAACGGTAACATCACCCTTGCACCAGACGGTACAGGGGTCGTTGCGTTGTCTTCAACTGACCTGACCTTCGGCGATAACGACAAGGCCATCTTCGGTGCTGGGTCTGACTTGCAGATTTATCACGATGGTTCGCATAGCTATATCAATGAAGCAGGAACAGGTAACTTAAAGATAATTGGTTCTGATATTTCCATTGAAGGTTCAGGCGAAACCTTTGCAACATTTGCTGATGATGGTGCGGTCACTCTTTACCACGATAACGCAGTTAAATTCGCCACCACAGCCACAGGCGTGGATGTTACTGGCACACTTGTTTCTGATGGCCTGACTGTATCGGGTGATGCCGTATTTACTCCTGACAATGACGGTGTTCGCATCACTGGTGCAAACTACGCAACATTGCGCTTGGAAGAAAATGACACCACAGATTTAAACACAACAATGTTTAACTCAGGTGGCAAGTTTTCAATTTATACTAGCAGCGATGACAGAGCATCTGCGACAGAACGCTTAACCCTTGACCATTCAAATGGCTCCGTGGGCATCGGCGGTTCAGAAACAACGGTATTCAACGGCACTGGCGGCGATATGAAATTCGTTGCTATTGGTGATGACAGCACAACAACTATAACAAACAACAGTGACGCTGGGATTGCCATCGTAAACACCAACCAAACTGCTGGTAATCTAGCTGGTTTACACTTTGCTAGAGCAGACACAGATAATACGCCAAACTACGCTGGTGCGTCTATTGTCGCACAGTTCCCAGAGGCTCAAGTAACTGGTCAGTACCCAAAAGGTGATTTAGCGTTTCTTACATCTACAGCCACAAACAGCGCACCAAGCGAAAAGATGAGGCTAACGGCAGCGGGCCATGTGGGCATTGGGGTTACTCCGGCATCCTTACTGCATATCAAGGGACAAGCACCTGTTCTTACGTTGCAAGACACTGATACTTCTGGAACAACTAATATAGAATTTCAAGACAGTGCAGCAACAGTTGATGCCAAAATATCCGTAGGCAATAGCACACAGTTTATGGCTTTTGAAACTGCTGGCACAGAACGGATGCGCATCGACAGCAGCGGCTTGGTGGGAGTCAATGTTACGTCACTAAGCAAAAGATTGTCTGTTGGAGTTCCCCTTGCTGACACTGATGGTCTTGCACTTGTTTACAGCGGCGACCCAAAAGGCGGCATATTGCTAAACCCTGCTAGCGGTGAAGTGCGTATGGGAGCAATCAACTCCAGCGGCACTTATTTTCCCACCTTATATGCAAACAACTCAGAACGGATGCGCATCGACAGCAGCGGCAACGTGGGCATTGGGACGAGTTCGCCATCACGCTTGCTAGAAGTAAACGGTAGTGCAGCTTTTATTAATATTGATTCTGGAGCAAACAACAATCAACGTGGAATCGAGTTTGATTATGGCGGTTCGCAAATTAACGGTTCTTTAATTAACTTTGGTGGAACTGGAGAAACTGCATTGTCTGGTGGTGAATCTGGTTCATCAGGTTACTTTTTAACTTTTAAGACAAACGGCTCAGAACGTATGCGTATCACATCAGCGGGTGGCGTTGCTATTGGAACTTCGTCACCAATTAGCGGCGTGATGCTTGATATTCGTCCTACTAGCACCACTAGAATTATGAATACTAGAAGTTTCAACACGGGATTACAGTATCACCACGCTTTTGAAAACAACTCTGGGTCTTTAGTTGGTTCTATTGGTGTTAGCACAACAGCAACTGCCTTCAACACATCATCAGACTACCGCCTCAAAGAAAACGTGGTGGCTGACTGGGATGCAACCATACGCCTGAAGCAACTCAACCCTGTTCGGTTTAACTTTATCGCTGACGCAGATACCACAGTCGATGGCTTCCTTGCACACGAGGTGCAGGACATCGTGCCTGAAGCAATCAGCGGCACTAAAGACGGTATGATGGATGAGGAATACGAGGTCAGCGCAGCCACAGGCGACATCTACACGCCAGCTACTGAGGCTGTACTAGACGAGGATGGCAACGAGGTAACACCAGCGGTTGCTGAGGTTATCCATAGCACTGACGTTGAACGCCCTGAAGAACTAGCCGAAGGCCAGCAATGGCGTGAAACTACTGCGGCTGTTATGGGTACACGGTCTGTTCCTGATTATCAAGGCATTGACCAGTCTAAGCTGACCCCATTACTAACAAAGGCATTAATCGAGGCGGTTGAAAAGATTGAACAGCTAGAAACACGCCTAGCAGCCCTAGAGGCTAACTGATGGAAATGACCAGCCTTATCGACATGCTCATCGGCCTGTTCGTGGCTGGTTTAGCGTGGTTCCTAAAGGAACAGAATAGCGAACAAAAACGATTGAATATCTTGGTGAACAAGACACGTGAAGAATACGCAACTCGTGAAGATGTTCGCAACAATATGCGGCAGGTCATGGAAGCCTTGCATCGGGTCGAGGATAAGTTGGATAAGGTTTTGCAAAGAGACTAAGATATGGCTGCTCAATCCCTAGATTATTACCTTCCCGGTGCATATCCTCCGGGGGATAACCGCCGCGAAGTAAACCCCAAGTATACAGGCGGTCAGAAAAACGTGATGGAAAATCTAGGGGATTACACATATTTAGGCAAGCAGAATAGGACAGGAATCACCGGAATGGTAGACATAGTATCAGAAATGGAAAATGCCGCCGCTGGCAGCACCACGAACATGCCAACAGTAACCCCTACGTTTGTTGCAGAAACCCCCGGAACCACGATGGATGATTCCGGCTTGGTTATAGGTGCGGCCCCCACTGCCGGAACCGCTACTGCCGACACCTCTGGTTTAGCCACCACAACCCCCGCTGCTCCCGGCGCAGGAGTAGGGCAGGTTGGTGCAGTAACAGACGTTACATCAGGGCTTCAAGACTTGGGACCAATGGCTGGGGCGACCCTGACACCCACCGGCCCCTACGTTGACATGACAGGTGTACAGGCTGGCCCCTCTGCAGGGGCTATTGCTACTGCAGCAACAGACCAGCTAGACCCACGAGCAACAACCCAGTACCAGCTTGGGCAAATCATGTCATCCCTGCAAAGTGGTGCGCCAATGCCAGCATGGGCTGCCCCAGCGGTTCGCAAAATTGGTTCGATTATGCAGGCTCGTGGCTTGGGTTCCAGTTCGATGGCCTCTGCCGCAATGACGCAGGCCCTCATGGAGTCTGGGGTTCAGATTGCCCAACAAGATGCGAACAAGTATGCAACCATCCAGTTAGCGAACCTGAACAATAAGCAGCAAACTGCCCTAGCTAATGCCGCTACGTTCGCGGCGATGGACAAGGCTAACTTGAACGCCCGTATGCAAGCTGCGGTTACGAACGCACAGGCATTCTTATCCGTAGACCTGAAGAACTTGGACAACGAACAAAAAGCAAGTACCCTAACATATACTAGCTTGGTTCAAGGCATGTTCAAAGATGCTGCTGAAGATAACGCCCGCAAACAGTTCAACGCCAAGAACCAGCTACAGGTTGAAGAGTTCTTTGCGGAACTTGGCGCACAAGTCGATACCGCCAACGCAAACCGCGTTGCAGCCATGCGGCAATTCAACACGTCCGAAACAAATGCAATGTCACAGTTCAATGCAAATATGCGGGATTCACGGGATAAGTTCAACGCACAGATGAAGTTTGCGGTTGACCAGTCTAACGTTGTGTGGCGCAGAGAAATTAACACCACGAACACGGCTCTTCAAAATGAAACAAATCGTATAAACGTACAGAACGCCTATAACATGAGTCAAAATGCCTTGAACAATCTTTGGCAGTCATATCGCGATAATGCGTCTTGGAACTTTCAGAAGAGTGAAAATGCTTTACAGCGCGAACACGATATTGGAACGCTTGCTATGCAGTTCGCGAACAGCGAGAAGCTATACGACCAACAACAAAAAGATGACTTGGCATCGGGGATTGGTAATTGGCTGGCATCGTGGGCAGCTAGTCGTACATAAAGGAACAGTTAGATGAGTTTTTGGGACACAATTGTAGAGTACGCAGACAAAGCATGGGATTTTGTAGTGGGCGTAGAACAATTTACAGATGAAGGGGGCGACTACTCCATAGGGTACGAAGGGGGAGTCATGGGTTTTCTAGACTCAGCTTTTGACTATAGCACAGGAAGCTCCACTATTCTAGACGCCGCCGGAAGTTTTATAGGCAGCGGAGCCAAAGCCTATTTAAAGTCGCAAAAAGAAGGGGGTCCATTTCAGGCTCCTCAAATAAAAGCCCCAAAGATTACTCGTTCAGCATCCACAGTAGGTGTAGCAGGGTTAGCCTCTCTTAGAAACCCTGTAGGTGTGAACAATCCAGATGTAAGAGCAGCTATGCAACGACTGGCTCAACGAACCAACGTTAACCCCGATATGCAGTCTATTTCACAACAATACATGACAAAACGACAAGGTTCGCGAACTATAGGGCTAGAGTCAAGCTCTTTGGCTAGGGTTAGAACCGCCCCGGCAGCTTCTGTTCGAACAGAGTCCAAACAAGAGGTAGTATAGATGACCAGTATTGACCAGCGTTTTGGCGACAGGTTTTCTCCTGCGCCGCCGGGACATTCTTTAACTCAGGACAATTCACAATGGCCTTGGGGACAGCCTCCACAAGATGCTGACCCGGATGCTGCATTGGAGAAAACCATTGCCCGAATCAAACAGCCTAAGTTAAAAGATGAGATGCTAAAGCTGCTGATGATAGGTGTTTCTATCGAAGTTATTATTGAAGGTATTATATTTCAAGGGTTCCAAGAGGGCATGTTCACTCCCGATGTAGGTTTGCTTATGAAGCCGTCACTAGCCCTGCTTATTGCGGATATGGCAGAAGAAGAGAATATTCCGTACCGGTTGTTCGAAAACGACAATGCGGGTAAAGAGCGGGAAATGGACGACGAAACATTCTTCCGCATGATGAAACAAAACAACCCTCGCATGTTCGAGTTTGTTCAAGAAAGTATAAACTCAAAGATACGGTTAGGTATGATGCCAGAAGCACCTGAAGAAGATAAAGGTTTTCTAACTGGAAAGAAGGGGGCTGAATAATGGGTATTGGAATAGCATTCGCAACAGGTGCCTTGAAAGGCTGGACTGAAACCAAACGGGCAATGCGAGAAGCTGAAATAAAAAAAGAAGAAAAGGAAGCCGAACAGCAGAAGTTTTATCAGGAACAGTTTTTTGAATTAGCGGGTAAAAAGGATGCAGATTCACAGGCCTTATCTCAAGCTGCAAAACTTGGCGGCTTGGAGTACGATGTAACTGCTGCGAACATTATAAATGATGTGGAGTCTTCCTTCGGTTACAATAACCTACAGTTCCGAAAGCCTTCAGACAAATGGGATGAACATATCCTCCCTGACAATCAGATGCGGGCAGGTGGAACTTGGTTGCGAACCATGAACGGTATCGTTAACAACCCAGAAGAGCAGGCACGTATGCAGAGGCACTTTGCTAATAATCCGCAAGATTTAGCCGCGTTCGAAAATGATGTTTACAAATACGGTCAATATTACATTGCTGGTCAGCGTAAAACCAACCCAGTCACAGGCGACGTTGAATCTGAGTATCTGCATCCGGCAGACACATTCCCCGCTCTTTTTGATTTTACAAAGCGTTTAAAGCCCCCTGCTCTGGGAGAATCAAAGCCGGAAGACCAAGTAACCTTAAACCAGCAGGCTGCTTTGATAGAGAAACAGGTGCAAAGCGGGACTATAGCCAATCCTGAAAATGCCTTTGTGTTTACCTTTTTCACAAACGAAGGTAAAAGAAAAGAAGATGCTGTAGAGTTTTCAGACCAAAACCAAATAGATGCTCTGGGTCGGATAGCTGCCAATTTGAATTATGGAGCAGACAAAGCTGGTATTCAAAATTTCATAACAAACTTTTCAGATGTAGCCCGTGCTGAAGATGCGGATTCTGCATACGCAACTCTTTTGTCTGCAGTAGAAATGGAACAGTTTGGGTTTGGCGACCTACAAAGAACTATGGGCGGTAATCAAGCTATGAACCAGCAGTTCGCAGGGTACATCAAAGAAGAATTTGGTGGTGACCATCGTGCAGCCGTCCAAGCCTACGCTCCCCTAGTCAAGATAAAAGAAGATAGAACACCTATGACTGTGGGTACGCTGAAGAAAAGAGTTGAGTTAAAAAAACCAAAAGACTACTTTAAAGCCAACGGTTTAAATCGCGAACAGGTTATCGAACAATACAGCGCAAGTCAGACGGCTCTTCAACAACTGAAAAAGCTAGACGAATTGCTTGCCAAAGATAACACACCAACTGGCTTGAAAGCAGCCATGCAGCAAGTAGGCTTTGGTATATTTGGAGAAGGCGGTCAGCTATCTCAGTTCTTTGGGAGTTTTGAAACAGAAGACGGTACAGACGCAGCAAGCCTAACAGAAGTTGCGGTGCGTTCTGGGTTTCTTTCCCCTGAATCTGCCAAGAACCTATCCGTAATCGACTCTTTGAAACTGTCTCTTGCAGCACAGATGGCTCGCGCTGTTGACCCATCAGGTCGTCTGTCAAACCAAGACTTTGAAATCCAGCTACGTCGCTTGGGTCAAACGGGTTTGTTTACGTCTAAGCCGCAGGCTCGTGCAGGTCTAGGGCAGGTTATCAGCGATTTTGAGGACAACACCCGCCGTCTAGAAGTCTTGCACGAAGTTGCAACTGTTCCTGCAGGTGAGTTTACAAAGCGTGAAATTCGTATGTTGAAAGCCGATGCTGTTGTTCGCCGTATTGAAAAAGCCAATTATCGACCGGCGGCTGCTTCACCGGCTGCTGGGGAAGCACCTGCTGCTGGGGAACCTAAGACTGGTCTCGTACTAGACCCCTCTGGATACTATACAGATGGGCAGGGTAACTTCTTCACGGATGAACAGGGTACAAAGCCTGCATCTATGGAAGCGGTTTTAAAAGCAATAGGAATGGAGTCTTAATAAATGGCAGAGCCACAAGAAAATTCGAAGCCTGTTGCTGAACGGGATATCGTTGGATTCGACACATCAGGTGATGCTCCAGCTACTGCCGAAAAACCCCAGCGTATCTCCATTGCACCTGTAGAAAACAAGGTGATGCTCGACGAACCGGTTCGCGGCAAGACTACCGTTATGGACCCTGTTGTAGATGTCCCTACAACCGAAACTAAAACCCTGCAAGAACCCGCTGCTAAAGACATTCAGGCGCAGCAAACAGGTGCTGCTTGGGAAGATGTCCTTGCGGGTAAAGTAGCACAGGTTGGTGACATCAAGATTAACAACCGTGTCTTGGAGTTCGTGAACAGCAATCCAAAGGCCATGCTTGCCTTGCGTTCTGCGTGGGCAAGGTCATCTCAGCCACAGGTTCCCGGCGAGGATGTCATCATCCCGTTTGTTCGCGAAGGTGAAGTGGTTGCCAAGCAGGTTGTTCAAGACCCTATGATGATTCCGGCTGCGGAACGCTACGCCCAGAACCGTGTCAATCTTGATAATCTTGTATCTCAGTATGTGCCAGACGCAGCGGTTCGTCAAATCCTTGTCAATCGGTTCGAAACTGGAGACTTTTATAATTCCTTGGAAACACGGCTTGCCGAAGCTGGGCAGTCCATAATTACAGGTATTCCTATGGTTGGTATCATGGGATACAATGCAGCGGGTGCCTATGTTGATTCAAAGCAAAAGGGGACTGACTTTTCTACAGAATGGGGTGCCAGAGGTAACGACATTCAAAATGCTCTGAACTCCACCTACAAAGCCATAGATACTATATTTGGTCTTACGGGTGAGGGAACTCTAAATCCAACCATGAAGATGGCGTTTAATAAGGATATCCACAACGAATTTAAACGTCAACTAGACGCGAATGAAATCACTGAAGACCAATACAACGCCCGCGCAATGATAGAAGTCGATGGCGAACTAAAGCCAAAAGAGTTTATCACAGAAGAAGCAGCCGCGAACCTTATCGACCTAGCCTTCAATGAACTACCCCGTTCTGAACAGTTTGGGGTTATGTTCTTGGAGAACGTGGTTGGTATGGCAGGACCGGGAGCGTTGAGAAGTGAGCGAACCCTACGCAAATTAGAGAATATGAAGAACTCTAGTAAGTACGCAAAAATTCTAGAAGATGTTGACGACCCGTTCGAGGCTGCACAGATTATCAATCAGGCAGAGGGTCGCACCAAGATTAACCTAAACGCTCTTAGTATCGGGATTAGCCAGCAGCGAACCACTCAAGCTATGGGCCGCTTGGATGACGACCTGCGAAGCACAGACCTTGAGATGGATTCTTTGATTCGCAAAGGTGCTGCCACCAACAGTGCTGCGTACAAGGTGCTAGAAGGCAAGCGTCAGAATTTAATCAACCGCAAGATGCAGTCGATGTATACCCTCAAGGCGTATCCGTACTTGAAGCAGAATGTGGAAGATGCACTCATTCTATCTGCAGGACAGCTTGCAGGACGTGAGTACCTGTCTTCAGCCTACGATATGGACCCTGCATCTGCAGAGGCAATCGGATTGCTAGGTACGATGACTGTAATAGCACCGGCTGCTCGTTTTATAGGTGGTCAGGCTTCTAAGTTCCTATCTTCACCTAGAGGCGGTGTCGGGTCTAATGTATCTGCCGTAGCTGATTTTATGACCTTTGGAAAGTACAAGGGTTTTAATATTACAGACAATACCCTCAAGGAATACGAAGCAGCAACCGGCATTAAGCTAACTGCTGAACAGCGCAAGGCAATCAACTATTCTATCTATTTGGTGAACAACACCTCTAGCCCTGCAGCCCGTGAAAAAATCTTGAAGGCTGTCGATGATTACGTCGAGTTACAAGACCGTATTGTAAGTCGGTTCCCTGAAGAAGCACGAGAAAAGGCTACAGAACTGTTTACTATGTCGTTCGCACAGTCATCTAACTTAGGACCTCTTGCAGCCCTACACGCTATGTCCATAAATAAGATAGATGCCAAGAAACTAAAGAACATGGATGCAACCTATATGGTTGAATTGATGGAGCAGGCAGACGCACAGGTTCGCGCAACAGAACTTGCCTTGGACAACTTTCAAGAGTTTGTTCGGGTAACAGACGGTATTGCAGACCGCGAGTCAATCCAAGCGATGCTTGACAACACCCGCAATGCAACCACCAAGTTCAAAGATGATTTGAATCGCCGTTCGGAAAGCACCCTAGAAATCTTGGGCGATATCCGCAAACAGGTTCTTTCTGACCCGACCATTGATGTTCCAGAAGGATTTCTAGAGAACTTAGTAGAGGCCGACGTTGCCTTGAAAAAGCGTCTGGGCAAGATTGTTGATGAACGTAAAACGATTGGTGAAGTCGTTACGGATATCTATGCCGGTGTTACAGATAGAGTCACTAGCTTGAAGTCCCGCCGGGGTAAAGGACGTGGATATATTGCAGGCTTGTCTCGTGCTATGGAAGATGCCTTAGATGCTCATCTGGAAAGCATGTCTGCAAAAGGTAAGGCAGCATATAATGCGGTTCGCGAAGCCGCTAAGACTGCTCCACCTATTGATATGCACGATGCGGTTGTTGACTTGATGAGCAAAGCTGGTGAAACAGATATGGCTCGCTTCTTCAGTCCCGGTGGTCAGTTCTTTGCGGGACGTATGGGTCGTATCGGCTATAAGACATTCGATGATATGGTCAAACGAACCATTCCTGCAGAAACTATGGGCGAGATTAGACAAACACTGGTAGCTAACGGGTTCGGTCAAGAACTGGTCGAAAACATGTCAGACCTAGAGATTGCCCTCGAAATGCAGCGAATCTCGCCTAGCTTCCGTCCCTTTGCACAGGCAAATGCCTATGAGGTCGATGAGATGCGACGTTTTTTCCGGGATTATGCCTATGGTGTGCGTGAATCCAAGCCAGAATTGGGTCGTGAAGTCCAAATGTTCGCGGCTAACATGGATACCTTAATCCGTACTCAAGACGGTGAAACCTTCTCTCTCTTGACAAAAGCCCGCGAAACATACCGTAGTGAGATTGGCGACAGACTCCGCAGGGGTAGCACGGTTCGCAAACTAGAAGATGGTCGTCAAGGCCCAGAGAAAATGCAAGTCGATGCCAACAGCATGACGCGGTATCGTTACCTAAACGAACAGAGCAGTCCCTTCGGCTACATACGCCCTTTGACTTCTAAGATTACAGGTGCCTTGAACAACAAGCCTGCAGACCAAGCCGACATCCGCAGCATGATTGATAACCTTGCAACAGATTGGGGTGACCGTGTTGATGGACAAACTGTCTTCAATCTGGATACAGAAGAAGGCAAGGCAAAGTTCGCGGCTATTCAAAATCTAGTCAACGAACAAATCTACGCCGACTGGACAGAGCGGGCTATTGCCGTGTTCGAAAAGACAGACGGTCCTGCAAGTGTACTGGAGGGTGGCTACAGCTTCAAGAATCTTGCAGATGAAGGTTTGATGAATGACCTGACAACTGTAACGGTTCGGCAAAACGGTATGAACGTCGAAGTACCTTTGGTAAACTTAGGGGACATGTACTCCGAAGCCCGTGACATCAGCCGTATCATCCGCGAGAACAAGGCGGTTCGCAAACGGTACAAAGAGTTCGCAGATGATTTTGCAAACGTTGAAAGCCAAGTTCGCCGCAACGCTGATAACAATATCAAGATGGATGCAGATTCCTTGAACGCCCTTCAGCGGTTCACGGGAGATATAACACCTGACCAGTTCTACGACCAGTTTATCTTGAACGGTAGCGAAACAAAGTTCGACACTCTTCGCGACACATTTATCCCAGCAGTCGTCAAGACAGGTAAATCTGCAGATGAAGCAGAAGTTATGTTTGACAGGGCTGTCAGTGGTCTTGTATCAAAGGCGTTTATGAACCGTGGTGGATTAGCCCCTTCACAGGGTATGCGTATGACTGCCTTGGATGGCGGCAAGATGAAGGTTCGTCAATTCACAACACCAGAAGTCATGCTGGCAGATGTTCAAGAACATCGTGAAATGCTCGAAATGATGCTAGGTGAAGACCACGTAAGCTACCTTACAGACATTGCAGACTTCCTAGACCGTGCCGCTACTTCACAAGCACGTAGCGTAGAAGGTGTTGTCAAAGGATACTCTGTCAATGAAGGTTTGAGCCGCTTGTATAACATTAGCCGTGGTATGGTTAGCCCGCTATACGTCACTTCGGAGTTCGCAGTGCGTATGGCTGCACAATCCGGCATTGAGGTATTGCAGCTTGCAGCCGGTAACAAAGAAGCAGCCCGCATCATCAACAACATGTTCAAATACCCTGAATTGGTCACACGAACAGATGTAGACAACTTAAACGGACTTCTTGTTGAGTTCGCAACAACAGAACTAGCCCGTATGGGTCAGCGTGAATTACCTACCCTAATAGGAGATGAAAATGAAGCAAATACCGAAGGACAATAAGGGGCTTGCAAAGCTACCCAAGCCTGTTCGCAACAAGATGGGCTATATGGCCCGTGGTGGCAAGACCAAAGGCTACGCCTACGGCTCAATGGTTCGCAGCCCTATGGCGTCTGAAAATAAGATGATGACATCATTCAACCCAATGCAACCTCGTGAACAGGCTGGTATGCAACCTCCTGTAGACAAGAAGATGGCGGGCATGATGTACGGTGGAAAGGCCAAGAAGAAGAATGGCTACTAAAATCAAAACAGTTCCCGCACCCAGAGGCTATCACTGGATGAAGAAGGGTAGCGGATATCAGCTAATGAAAAACCCCAAGGACGGCTATAAGCGTCACAAGGGGTCTAGTTTACGGGCTAGGTTTAGGGTTCAGGAAACACACAAGAAGTAGCTAGATATATCTGCTAGACTTCTCCATCATTTCATCCCCAACAGATTTTAAATAACGCAAAAGACTTGCTACCTTGAAGGTTCCTTCATACTGTGGCAGGTCTTTTTCCATTAGGCGACTAAACTGTTCGGGGTCTACAGAATCCATATCCAACTCTATGTTCCCCTTGTCATTCATGTGTGCCGTGAACTTGAACAGTTCGGCTTTAGGATGCTTGTTGCTCATCTTTATACGCCTTGATTACATCTGTTGAAAACAACTTCTGGAGATTCAGAAGGTACATCCGTGAAGCGTTGTTGTCTCCGCCACTCACGGATTTTTTGTAGTCGAGGTTGTTTATGATGCGTTTCAAGGATGGTACGTCGAACACAAGGGTTGCAAAAGTGTCATCACCAATGCAAAGGTTGTGGAACCAGTAGTCTGCTTCTGTTGCTTCGATGCCGCTGGGCTTGCCATAGGATTCGTACTCTATAGCAATGTTCCCAGTACGCATCCACATACCGCGTTCAGATTTGACTTCAATCTTCTTATCTGTGAGCATGTCGGCAACCTGCTGTTCGCGAACCTTACCATAGGAAAGGTCTAAGTCGAACTTCTTGCGGTCACAAACTGCTGGTTCCAAGGTGGTCATGCCGCCTCTCCCTCTTCGTTATTTTCTTGAACAGATTCAACCAGCATGTTCGTAAAGGCAGACTGTGCTGTTCGAAGCTGGTCTATGCCAAACTGCGCCTGTGCAATCTTACCGTTCAAGTCACGAATCTGATTGATGACGTACTTCTGCTCGTCTTCCAAAGTATCAAAATCATACTCTGTTCCATCAATCGTAATGATGTCTTTTTGTTCTTCACTCATCTTTTTCTTCCTCAATGTTAGGTAACCAAATCTCTACATCTGAACCACATTTGGGACAGTGTAGGAATGTGACCATAATGTAGTACAAATCATCATCCCTGTCAACATCACTATCCCAAATAAGTTCAGTTTTGCAGTGCCAGCAGTTCATGCCGCACTCAAGTCCACAACTTCACAGACACCTGCAGTACAGGCTAGTTCCCGCGAACCACTGGTGTTGTCTTCCTTTTCGAACTCAGACAACTTATCCCAGTCAATCGTGACAATTTCCATGCGCTGCTTCCACTCTAGGTACTCATCAGCTTCTATGTCCTGATATGGAGCCTGTTGATATGTGTGGTCACTGTGAGGCAAGAACGATACGCCAGAGGCAACGTCAAAGTTCTCGTAGACCCACGCACCAACGTCCATCCATTCGTGTTCCTTTACGGACACGGTGATAGACGGTTTGTGTTCGCACCAGTGAATGGCGTATGTTTTCCACAACTCTAGCTGCTCAACGGCAGTTGTTTGTGTTCGTGTAACGGCACCATCTGGTGACTTCATTGGAAAGCTAAAGACGGTTGTTGAGTCCGGCTTCATAACGTCACGCTCTGCAGGGACACCGCTTTCAACAAGGAACTGTGTCAAGGGGTCTTTGTTATCGCCGCGAACGGTTCTGATGAAGTAATCGTTGTGCCTTGCATGTATCCCGCTCGCTGCGTCCACCAGTTGTGACACAGTACCCGACGGCTTTACACAAGTGATTGCAGCCGACTGCGGGATTCCAAGCATGTTCGCAAACTCCTTGTTCGTCTCCACTGCGACTTCGCGCATTTCTTCTAACCAACGCTTGCTGTCTACATTTTTGGATAAAACGGGATGGTCCATGATACCAGTCAAGGACACGCCTAACAAACGCTCTTCCTCTGTATTGTCTCTCCATATCTTCCTCAAGTATTTAAAATCAATTAAGGTTGACTGCAAGGTTCCCAAGATTGTAGCTATACGAACCTTTGCCTTCAGGCTTTCCAAAGAATCCGTTTCGCGAACCACTACTTCCGACAGGTTGCAAAACTGATATCCACGCAAGATAATCTCAGAACAAGGGTTGGTACCCCACATGTGTCCTGTCTCACGGCGACCATTGCGAGCCACTTGCTTGTCAGCAGCCTCACGATTGAACATGCCGCGCTCACCAGACTTACTGTCGTACAAGGCAAGCCACTCACGCATGAATGTACCCATCTCAGGCTTTGTCTTGTAAGACACAGAATTGTTCGCCAACGCTCGCTGTGGTTCTGTTTCCCACCACATGCCTGACTTGGCGTGTGCCATCTGGTCATCATTGAGGTTCGACAAACTGATGAGTGCGCTGCGACGAACTCCGCCAACAACCACAATCTCACCAATCTTACACATCAAGTCGTGGCACTCAATCGGGAACAGTCTGCGACCTCGTGCCTTCTTGAATATCTCAACAGTAAAGTTAAAGAGGTCAGCAAGGGGCTGTGGACCACTAGCACGTCCACCCATAACCTTTAGTCGCGCACCAGCTTCACGAACATCTGACATATCCCACGAAGGAACCTGACCAGCGTAGAGTAGTGCAATCAGTTCGCGGAGTGACTTCGCCCATCCGGGCTTGCTGTCACCCACCTTAATCACAGTATCTGAATCATTAAAGTTGTCGCTAACTACAGGTAGCTTGTCTACGTTTTCACGCTCTACAGAGAAACCAACACCTGTACCACACATCAAAATGTACATGCACTCATCAAAGGCACGAGGGCTATCTACAGGGATGTAGCTACAGTTGTAACCACAGACGTTATCCCGTGCAAGGGCAGGGCCTGCAGTCATCATTGCCCTCATAGATGGCATAACCTTCAAGGACAGGATGCCGTCTTCAATCTCTTCGCGAACAGAAGGTGGTAGTTCGACACCGCACTTACCTTTAACCTGCTCTAGCATGAAGGATACATAACGGTCTACAGTTTCACCCCAGTTCTCACGACGCTGCTCGTCATCTATCCAGCGGGCGTACCGTGACTTGTGAATGAATTGCTGATATGATGTTGGTAGTTGGTTGCTCATTTGTTCTCTCCTCGAACCTCTAATAATTTATCTAAATACCACTGCGCTTTCTTCAAATCCTCGTTACCATTTTTGTAACGATATCGCCAGAGATATTTCATTATGTTTCCTTGTAGGTAATACTCGAACCCATCAAGGGTTGCAGCTTGGATTGCATCTATGCACTCTGTTCCCGCTGCGTTGTAGTGAGGCGGACTGTTGACCATATCAACGCCGCCATAGGCCATCTTACCGGCCTGCTCATTTTCATCTTCCATACACTTCATGTATGCCTCGTGTCTCATCTGTTGTCTCCGCTGCCCTGCAACATGTTGCGATTCTTGCGGTCCTCTAGCTTGTCTAGATTTCTCTGTGCTACTTCTTCTAAGCTATAGCCTAAGTCCCGTGCTAAGATTGCAACGTACCATAGCACATCCCCCAGTTCCTTTGCAATATCATCTTTGTAAAAAAGGTGGGGTTCGCCATCACGAACCAGCTTCTTTACCTTGTCAGCAACTTCACCGGCTTCACCTGCTAAACCCAATGTCGGATACAGAACATTATATTCTTGCGGATAAACTGCGGTGCTTTCCGCCCGCATCTGATACTCATCTAATTTCATTGCTTCGTTCCAAAATCTACTTTAACTATGTTTTCATCACGACCTGTTATACGGTCAATACTGTCTAATTCTACGCCCTCTTCTTCTAGTTCCTTTAGCATAGTTTCTTTCATTTCCATAAAAGATATACGAGCCAGTCCTGCCTGTATGAGTCTGTCGAAATCATTCTCTAGCATCTCGACAATCCCCTGCTGCGCCACGAATCCGGCATCCATGTAGTCATCTTCATCGTCAGGTATAGCAGTTGTATCATAGGCTGACATTCTAAAACTTTCTTCGTCTGTCTTCTTTAGTATAATGTACCACCTGTCAGCCAGCAAGCTACCAACCTCATAATCCCTGTCATCCGTCATTTTTTAACCACTCCTCTGGCACACTACCCTCTGCCCATGGGAAACCATATCGGTTTGCCCAGTCAGCATAACTGGTCTTGCTACCCCTGTAAATCTTGTTCGTGGCCCGAACGAATACAAAGCGAATATCCAAGTCGGGGTATTGTTGTTTGATTAGCTGCATCTTTACCCTGTCACCCTTATCCAAATGTCCCTTCGCTTCTATATAGATATTCTGTTCAGGAAGATAGAAGTCGGGCGTATATGTTCGCGGCTTGGGTATGTATTGTAGCTTTGCCTGTTCGTACTCGAAGTTAATCTTCTTGTCCGCAAGTGACCTTGCAAGGTTAATTTCGAACTGTGAACGATATCGTGTTTTTCTCATAATCCTTGCAGCGGAAATCCCGCCTTCACCCCTTCTAGCCTTTTTAATAGATACTGTCCTACTTTTGGGGACCGTTTTTCTAGATGCGATATTTCTTTTGAGATTTCCATTGTCGGTAGGCATACTACCAATCCTTGTCGCAGATGATGAACAATGTTTTGAAATTCCTCTTCTATGAGTTTTATATCACGTGCTTCCGTGT